CAGGGTATGACTGGTATGCAAGGCGCCACCGGTGATAGAGGACAAACTGGTTATCAGGGTATGACTGGTATGCAAGGCGCCACTGGTAGTATTGGTGCCACTTACGCAATCGGAACAGGTCTAGCAGTATTAAGTAATACACTATATACAGTCGGAAATCCTAATATTCAATTAACATCTCACAGTCTATTCGGTAATGAAAACGTTATATCTATTCAATCACAAATAAATAATGCTAATCAGGCTGACGTTATATATATAAGTTCAGGCAGTTATAGTGAAAATATAAGTATTAGCAATAAATACAATATCGCTCTACAATCCCCACAAGTAGGAAACACTATTTGCCAAGTTTCTGGTTTAAGTGTTTCAGGAACTAGTGAACTTATAAGAATAGCTAATTTACAAATATTCGGTGCAGAATCAAATATACAAGGTACAGGCAGAAATTATTATTCTAGATGCACGTGGCAAGGTTCAGCAAGCGTGCAACATATTATAAATATTGGTGCGGGTGTAAGTCAATATCAAACGTTTGAGAATTGTGAATTTGACCAATATTGTACTATAAATATATCAGCGTATTTAGCAAACGTTATATACTTCATTAACTGCAACTTTGGCGGGGCAGTATTAAATCTTAATCAAGGTTCTCCCCAGATTGTAATTATTAATAACTGCGCAGGGTTAAGTGAATTTCCAACTAATGCTACTTTAATTGGTATGAATGTTTTACTACTGGGTGAATCACTAAATACTACCACTACAACAAATACTAAATATATGATTGTTGCCGGTGATACAACTAAAAACTCAGTAAATCAAGTAATCACTACAAACGGTACACAGGGCTTAAAGCTCACACCAGTAGGAGGCGCAAATAGTTATTGGAATGTGTCTTTTGACAACGGACAACAAACAGTGAAAAATAGCGTGGGTGGTTTAATTACATTATATGAAACAGCAGGAGTTGGTAATTTACTACCGAATAAAAGAATTCTATTTAAATGTATATTCAACTTTACAATAAGTGCTACTAATAGTGATATTGTATTTACACTTTACTATACAGAAACAACTGATGTGGATATACAACATTTCACTCAATCATTATCAAGGAATGGACACCACAGTATGCCTATTACTTTCAATTATACAATACCAGAAAATCCTACTATCTATAACTTCCCTTTTAAAATAACGGCTCAAACAACCAACGGAACAATTGCCACAGACGTAAAAGATTATTATAGTGTAATTGTTGATGAATTACAAAATTCGGGATAAATATTTATTAATATTCTAGAATAATATTATCTAATTATAGAATAATAATTAATAATGATTTGGGGTTGGGTATATTCAGTGGATGCTAAAGGATGTAATGGAAATGTTAGTAATCCTGATATAATAAAACAATTTGGTGATGAATTAATAAAAGCAGTAAATATGGAAAAGCACGGTGAATGCCAACTAGAATATTTCGGTAAGGATAATAAAAAAGGTTGGACGTATAGCCAACTTATAACAACATCAAATTGTTGCATTCACTTCTGTGATTCTGGCGAATTCTTCTTTGACTTATTCAGCTGTAAAGAAATCAATAGGGATATTGTAGATAAACTTATTGATAAGTATTTCGACCCTTCAGATACTATAAACTTTTTTAGAGAGCGTGGGATATAACGAATTTAAATTTAAATTTTTTATAATTTTTTTCTTAATAAATAATAATTAAAATTATAATATCCAGTAATGGATGCAGTAGCAATAACAGCTTTATTAACTGCACTAGGCAGTTTAAGTATATCTATCTTAACTCATATAAAGCACTCATCTTGTAAAAATGGTTCTTTTGAAATAACAACCACAGAATCGCACACACCAACTATACAAACACCAGAAGTAAATTTTGGTAGTATGATTGAAAGCGTTAGCCGACCACCTAGCCCAGTTCATACAGATTCCTAAAATTTTTACCACCATTAATCTAGAACTACAACTATTTTTTTATCTTTATTAGCTTCATAAAATTGCTTTTTTTGTTCTTTTATTTTAGCTTTGTTAGCTTCACGATATTGCTTTTGTTGTTCTGCTATTTTGGCTTTATTATTTTCATAAAATTGTTTTTTTTGTTCTATTATTTTATCTTTATTAACTTCGCGATATTGCTTATTATGTTCTGTTATTTTAGCTTTATTATCTTCATAAAATTGCTTTTTTTTTTCTATTATTATATCTTTATTATCTTCGCGATATTGCTTACTAGTTCTTCCCATAATATATTTATTAACACAAATATTCTTATTCAACTTAATATAATAACCTTCTCTAGCATTTAATTGTTCTTTACTATTACAAGAATAATTTTCAATCAATTCAATTCTAGTTTCTCCCAGTTTTAAAAGTTCTATTGATTTACACTTATTAGAACCTTTAATAAAACCTTTAATATGTTGGTGATGTCTTTTATATAATGGTTGAGTTGTTGAACCAATATATATATTATCAGTTAAATCACTTACAAGTTTATAAATCTTACCATTTTGATACATTTTATTATCGCTTTATATCTTATTATATCGTTTTTTTAAGTTATAATAAAATCAAAAATGCATATCAAATATATTAATTCTAATATATAGATATAGTATATTAGATTTAGTATATTAGAATGAGTATATTAGCGGTATATTAGCCTATATATATTACGATATAAATTTATATCGTAATCTAAAACCCTAATATATAGCCTAAATATACTACTAATATACTAAAAACCAGTATATTAACTAATTAATATACTAAACCAATAAACCTTTAATACTTAGCCCCATATATTTTTCACCCATTTCAAATATATATGCATTTGGAATTGTCTCTGCATTATTTAAACCTTCTTTTGGATTCTCTAAACTCCAGCAAATAGCGCCTAGCATAAAACCTGCAACTTGAATTGTAGTAGCATTACTTTTAAATTTCATTCTAGTAGCATCTTTTTTTCCACATATAGTACCACCAATATAATTATTACCATTTTTAAATTTCAATAAACAACATATACTATCCCAACCACTTATAACATCTTTATTTCTAACGGTTTTAAAATCTGGCAATATCTTATAATCATTATCTTTAAAAAATTGTAATCCTCTTAATGCTTCATCACAAGGACGGTAAATATACATTATTGTGGGTGCATTTCCTCTATAACTAAAAAACTCACTCATACTTATAATTTCAGCGTGAGGTACAAGTAAGCCCTCAAATTTAAATGGTTTGCCCTTATCATCTAAAGTTATGCTTTCACGTTTCATATCCATACCACGAGCAGCAATAAATCTTATATGTGTGTTTTTATCTCCTTCTGTCGGCTTAATTAAATTATATCCTTCTTTTTCCAATTTTTTAATATCATCATTATTAAGACTTAACATTACAGTGTCGCCTGCTTCTTCCTGAAATCCAACAGGCGACCAATCACTAACAAATTTTGTTGGTGTTGATTTGATTTTTAGTTTTTGTGTATCATATTCTACAACCTGAATTTCACACAGTCCTAGCTCATAACCTAATTTTGCATAATTACCTTTTTCTAATTGTTTGTTATGTAATTTACCATATTCAACTAAAGCCCGCTTCGTGTATTCATTAATAAATGCCGGATTCATTCCGCCTGATATTATTCTAGTTTTAGGTGATTTGCCAATTGTTTTAAATGCTTTTAGATTTTGATGATATAAATTATTCTTTTTGAATTGGTTATAATTAGTTATATCTTGAATCGGAACGTGTATGAAATCTTGATATTGTTCTAGTGATGTGTCAATATACCAAGCATTACATTTTTTTGCGTGTTCTAGAATCATTATAGAATCAACATTAACACTAACATTTATAATATAACTTTTTTCATCAACATCTTCTAATAACTTTTTATAATTAGTTCTAGTTAGTTCAAGTGTTAAATGTTCATATTTTCTATTTTTCATTACTCCTTTAATGTCTTCAATTTCTCTTGGCTCAATAATAGTTATTAAACAGTCATAAAACAAATTTTCTTTATTAAATACTTCTAGCAGTGCAAAGCCTACACCACCACAACCTATAAAATATATATGATTCATTTTAGTTATTTATTACTATATTACTATATAATTATTATAAAAATTTTAAAAGTTAAAAAAAATAAGTGTTGCTAGACTAGCTAGAATAAAATTAAAAAGTTAAAAATAAATTTCTATATATAATAATAATACAAATAAAAATTATAAAATGGAAAATTTAACAAAAGCACAATTGATTGAAGCAATCACCAACTTTATAAATGCATTATTTGGTGCACCATTTTATGAACCCCCACAACGTGAACCCCCACAACGTGTAAACCCACCAGCATATGATATGCCACCAGCTTATGAACCACCACAACGTGTACCTCAACAGTTTGATTTACCAACAACACTTGATTTTGCAGCATATATGCGTGATAGTATCGCAAATTTAATGAGATATAAAAGACCTAGTAATAAATCACGCGAACTTTACAATAATGTTGTAATATATAAGGGAATGTTTAAAGACTTGATAAAACAACTAGAAAATAATTTAGACCCTAATAATTTACATTATAGAGTTGTACACGATATATATGACAATTATAAAAAATTTATAAACAATAATAAATATAAAATAAAATATACAACTTTATAAAATAAGTGTTGCTAGAATGAAATTATTTATCTTTATCAGGTATTAAATCCCCACGCACGTATTCTTGTGCCATACTACTTGAATGTAAAAATGCGCGTGCAACTTCGTTTTTCTGGTTTATACTCATTAATGGGTTAGCGTGGTACACATTAGATAATATTATTTGACGGGCTAAATCTATTCCGATAGGCTTGCCAATTACTGCTTCCATACTATTTTGAATTAGATTAGTAAAGTTTGACGCCTTAAACGGTTTGCCATCACGCATAACAAATAAGTAATCACCATTTTGTTTTTTATATTCTTGTATATATTGCTGTAATAGTTGGCTTAGTTCTTTTGAAATTGCAAAAGTTTGCTTGCCATAAGTATTTTTTGTTTTGTAATTCTGCATTATTATCTTAGTCGGCGTGGTATTATCCATTACAATATAGTTGTTTTCACTGGGAATTTGTTTTTTGGTTTTGTTAGAATTGATTAACTTGAAATCTAATAAATCATTTCTAGGGACAAAATTAGGTAATCCTTGAGAGTTGAAATTCATAAAATAGAATGATACTAATAGTTTATTTATTAATTTTTCATCATCAATTTTACCATCATCTAGAATACTATAATTTTTGATTTTGTTCTGTATATCTTTCAAACTCATATTGTTCGTTTTTTTAATATCTTCATCTTTTGCAATATTATCACCTCTTTGTTTTGTCTCACTGTTTTTTTCTTCTGTCATACTAGTTGCATATTTATTTAAAATTTTGTCATCAACCTTCTTAAATCTTAATAGCTTAGACACTGCACTCAGGTAATCCTTTTTACTCTTTAAATCACTATTTTTGATTTTATTTATAATTGTATCAGAATCTAATAAAAATTTATAATCTTCATAAGGTTTGCCAAACATCAAAGCAATTCTGTTAATCTTGCTAGAATATGATTTAATAGATTGAGGTGAAAGTGGCTTATTCTGCTTTGATGACATTTTTGCAAATTCCTTTTGTAATTCATCTAATTTGCCCCCATCTATTTCGTGGCTTGTCTTTTCTCCTTTACGTAATCTAAAAATCCGTTTATTGATTTCTTCTGTTGCCATTTTCTAATATATAATAACTTTTTATAATATACTAAGATATTATTTATAATATATTAATCTTAATATATTAATTATTTATAAAAATTTAAAAGTTAAAAAAAATTTAGGTTCTGCTAGAAAGAAATTATTTTTTATTTAGAGTAAAGACATAAATGGCAAAGCACTGCTTAGGATATCACCAAGAGAACCAGCACTAACAGCTCCACCACTAGCACCTCCACCACTAACACTGCCACCTCGTGGGCGGTTCATACTTCCAAGTGTTTTGTAATGACCACTTCCACCCATTCCTCGCAGTCCTGAGGCTAAATGACCTACTTTAGCAACATTACCAGCACTAACAGCTCCGCCACTAAGACTGCCAGCAGATACAGCACCACCGCGTGCTTTGCGACCTTTTCCCATTTTTCGGAGTCCAGCACCATATGGCACATTCCAGTGGGTACCCTCAACACCATAACGTGTGCCGTGGATTCGGTTATATTCGCGTAAAAGATAATCACGCTGTAGTTGTTTATCAGGGTCAGGTTTGCTTGAAAATAAATCACTAATTCCAGATACTAGAGAACCAACAACAGGCAAAGCACTAGAAACACCACTAGCAATTGCCAAAGGGTTAAATGCACCACCCTTTGCTTTATGACTTACCATTTTTTTGCCCATTTTATGAGGTTTTCCACCTTTAATTGCTTGCCATTCAGCTGCTGCCATCTTCATCACTTCTTTAGCTGGTTTTCCCTTATGTTTAGCAAACATATCACGCACAACATCTTTATATTGCATCATTCTAGAAACAATTTATTATTAATAGTATTTATATATTAATTTTAACAAAGAAAAAAAATGAAAAATTATATTTATAATTATTTATAATAATTTATAATATTGAATATTTACTTACGGGGGCGACCACGTCCGTGCTTGATAGAACCACCAGCAAGTGCACTAAGTCCAGCTTGAATAGTTGGGTGTTGGAGAGCACTGGCACCAGTTAGCACAACGTGGCGCGCATTATGCAGAACACCCTTTAATGTGGACATAAAACTGCCACCCTCAGCACCACCTTGGCTTGCTTTAAGAGCATCAGCACTTACAAGGTCATCTTGGCTAGCAGCAACAAATTCGTTTTCGGTCATAGTGCTATTTTTAAATACACAAGAACCTTCACCAATCTGGCAAGAACCAGAATTTACAAAAACCTCGTAAATATACCAATTGACAAGTGTAGGATTTGCGCCAACATCACCGTAATTAGTTAATCCAGAATTAACATAATTTTCATTACTACACTGAATAGAATTCTGAAACATAATGCCAGAATCACCCATTTTTCCTGTGAATATTTCATTAGCACTAGTAATATCAACAGCAGGTTGGAGAACGATAGGGGTGCCATTTGCGACCCACTGCGCAAAAGACATATCAAGGAATCCTGTATTTTTCTTAAAGCACTGCCAAAGTTGCTCACGGTAAAATGTGTAGAGACCAAAAGAACCAAATTGAATAGTCATTTGGGTAATAGGCAGACCGCACATATTATTGGCACAAGAAATACCCTGAACTTGAGGGGAAACTTTGCAATAGTAATACTTGGGCATAGTTGTAAGTTTATATGAGTTAGTAGTAGTTGATGGGAAATTAACAACAGTGGTGCCAATAGTATTTACCAGTTTAGTAAATGGGGTTTGATTGAATTCAGGGAACTCAAAATTATAATAAGCAATCTTAGGGAGCATTCCAGTTTTAGAAACATCAACCGTTAGATAATCAAGATATAAACTAGCAGAAACAATAGATACACTAAGTTGCGCAACAGTTGGGGGAGCCTGTCCAGCAATAGTTGGAACTTGAAGCATACCTTGAAGCCCATTAGAGGCATCTAGATTAAGACGTAGATTGATAGATTGGATATTTGCAAGTGCTGCCTGATTGTGAAGAGAAAGAGGTGAGATAAAAATAGGTTCGCGGATTGTATATGTAGCAGTATATAAATTGCCACCAGAAGCTACAACACCATCACAAACAACAGAAGCACGTGATTGACCACGGCAAGCCCAATAGGGAGTTGTTGGTTGTTCAGGAACAATTGCCTGAACTTGGTCAGGGGTATTTGGTGATACATAAAGAGCAGTGGGGCACGAACTAGCTAAATCTTTGCGTTTATGAAAATCAAGGATAAATTCACGGGCAACATTCTGGAGAATAGATTCGTTATTTGTGGTTTCTACGTTGTTGAACTGCAGACTAATTGAATTAGTTATGCGAGATAGAGGATATTGTGCAAAGGCTACGTTAGGGTCATTAGGAGATGCAGCAGAATACAAGGGAGCAAGTGCTGAACCGTTTGCAAGAACGTTTGGAAGAACTAGACCGTGCCCGTTTATAGTATCTATACTGTTATCAAACTTAACTGCAACCTGATATTCAACAAACCAATTCGTGTCAATAAGTACATTTTCACCAATAGAAAGGATATTATTCCAAGAAATAACGGAACTTGACACTTGAGTAGCAGCAATTTGGCGGGGTAAGTTCTGGGCAGCACCCTCAACAATCACCTGTGTAGCATCACCAACAACAAGCCGAGTATCTAAAGCAACCTCGTTTTTAAAAGACATTATAGATTATAGAAAAGAATTATTTATTTACTTATAATTATAAAAGATAAAAAAATAAATAAAATAAATTAAATTAATCTTGATAGTTTGAATTAATTATTTTAAACTTTTTTAAACTTTAAAAAACTTGTGATGCCAGATAGATTTTAAAATTATTAATTTATCTGAATTCTCAATCCTAGTAAATTCTGTTAAATTCGAATTTAATTGAAACATTTTGACCAACTGGTACTTTGTATTCTATCTGTTCGCCATCTAGATATTGAATATATAGTTGGTAGGATATAGAACGGAGTGTTTGGTTGCTCATCATATCGTATTTCCTCAATAAAATTGCATTATAAATAAAATCACTGTCCATATTAAAAAATCCCGTTTGTGTTGTGTCAAAATCTAAATCAGTGAAAGTAGTTAATTGCTTGTCTAATCCTGTGTAATCAGTCAATAAGCTCATATTTGTCACTATAATTAGCTTATCAACTCTGTTGAGTAAATAAAATGTTGTTTTTGATTGTGTTATTTGCCCAGTAGGTAATAAAACATATTTATTTAATGCTGATAATGCACCATCACCTGCGACTGTTGGGAATAATGCATAAACAAGAGCAGCATTATTGATATATATGCCATTTCCTGTGCCTGAATATTTAGGGTCATAATTTAGAGTTAATAGTTTAGTTGAATAATTAAGGGTAAAATAGGGTGCTGTTGCTACTTGAATATTTGTAATTTCATTACTTAAAGTTGCATATAAGTCAGCAAAGCAATTATTTAAGGCTGTTATATATGTTGCCATATCATACACTGCAAGTGCTGAAGCACTAGGAAGTATAACCTCACCTGATGTGTAATTTGATATATTATTAAAACTATTTATTGCCAAACTTAAATTTCCCGTGCTTGCTAAAGTATTAATATTGTAAGTACGAATTATGCGCGCCTTTAAATCACCAACCAATAAAGAATTTAATTGAAGACTTTTAGCAAGATTTGATAATACATCACCACTTGATACTGTAGCACCAAGTGTGCCAGTTGATAATTGATATTTATAAATATTAAAATTTTCAGTGCCTGTTGCATAGGTTGTTTTTGGTTGAATTGATATATAATTATAATAGGGTATTGCATCATTCCACGCAAATTCACCTAATATTATAGAATTTGCTACTGCATTATAATATCCCTTAAAAATCACACTATTTGTTGGTGCAGTATTAACTAAGCAATAACAAGTATTTGGTATAAATGAGTCCCAAGCAATACTTGCTACATCACTATATAATACATTATTGACTGATACATTATTTATTTCATTAAATGACAAACCCGTAAAATCTAATACTCCGGTTGAGCTATTTAATACTGGGGGTGAGCTTGAAACAAATAAATTATTATCGTTATTTACCCATACATCACCAGTTAAATAATTTACACTTATTTGATAAGGTGAATAACCTGCAGCACCAGAGCCTACAAACGTGTACGCATTAGTCCACACGTTATCAATCAAAACAACTATTTCAACATCTGCGCCTGCTGTTCCGTCGGTAGTTGTTAATCCTATTATTGATATATTAGTGGGTGAAACTGCATAATTTTGCCACGTACAAATAAAAACGGGTTGGTTTCCAGTTGCAAATCCTGAAGTATAAGGG